CGATGATTGACGAATTAAGCACACTTGCAACAATGCTCAAGATTGAGCGGAGCACCGGCAGACCTGCAGGCCCAGAGCCAATAACCTTGATCGGAAACTCAAGACGCACAATGTTGCCGTTGCCAGCAAACGTGGTGAAGTTCGGCGCATCTAAATACACGCAATTAGGTGCAAGTTTTGTTGGGTCGTTTACAACACGCAATCCTGATACTGCGGTCAGCGTTGCGGTGACGTCATCAATCGCTTCGTTGAACAGGTCGGTGTACGACATCAGGCAACCGCTGGACGAGGGATGCCAAGCAGCTGCTTGACGATCGGGGTCAGGCTTTGCTGTGGTGCTGAACCCATGCCGTCAAACGTGGCGTAGGTTGCCTCTATTGAGCCCCTAGAGCGCCACAGAGCGGCGCAATACATCAAAGTGCCCAATGTTGCGTCACCGCCAGGAGAGGTCGTTAGGGAGTCGATATAACCCGACTCTTGGCGCCTGCGATAGCAGAACTGGTTGCCAGCCGACACCGATTGCGTGAGCAACGTGTAATCGTCTGACGGGTTGGTAATCGTAATGCCAAGGTAAGACATCACTTGCGCGGCCGTCACCCATGTGCATACGGGGTCATACGAAACGGTGCCAGAAGCTGCAACACGCTCCACATCGGTTGCGGTCTTGGCGTAAAGCACCTGATCAGCAATCGGTATCTGATAGTCGTACAACAGGTCGCCCTGTGTATCAACGCCTAAGAACAAATACTGTGGCAACGCGCGCACCGTGTAGGTGCCGTTAAATGTTGCGTCAACAGAAGCAACCGTGATTGAACTGCCGACTGCAATCTCCGATGGGGTTAGGAGTTGCAGTACGGCAAAGTTGTCAATCAGGTACTTGTTAGTAACTGTGTATGTAG